ATCCGGGGCTTTTTTATGCAAAGCCGGGGCTATCAAATAAAATACCGCCAACCCACGTTTTTATTGAGGATTGGCGGTATTACTAAGATTTTTAGATCATGGAGACAACAGGACTCGAACCTGACAATTCACGCCAAAAACCCACGTATCCAAGCCGTTTATTCTGAGTCGTGTTGTATTTCGTGTGATATATCGTCAAAATGTCCAAATATTTTCTCATTCATTTTCCGTGTTTGGTCGTCTATCGTATCGCGATATACGGATTTCATGATGCGGTCGCTTGACCATCCACCACGCGCCATTATATACTGATCCGGTACGCCTAGCGCATGCATGATGCTGGCCGCGTAATGCCGCAAGTCATGAAAGCGAAACTTGGGCACGCCGGAAAACCTTACCGCCCGGCGAAAGCGTGAGGTGATTTGATCTGGCGTTGCCTTGACGAGTCGCCCCTCGATCCCGGCTATGCGATCAATGACGAATTGCGGATACTCAATTTCCCTATAGCTGGCATATGTCTTGGGGCTTTTATCGTCCCATTTCCTGTTTTCGTCCAATCCCATCGACTTGTTTACGGCGATTATATTTCCCGCCACGTCTTCGGATGTGACGGCACATATCTCACCGCGTCGCATTGGGCCGAATGCTGCGAGCAATATGGCAATCTCTAATTCCTTGCCCCTTACATGATCTAAGAGCCTTTTGACATCCGCATCAGAGGGCGTGTAAAGTGTCGGCTTCTTAGGCGGCGGAAGGGTTGTTTTAAGCCTGAATTCGGGCGCGAACATGTCGAGGGTGGCAGATAGTAGGCCGTGAGCGTTGCGGACGGTTTTGGGGCTATGTGAGGCCGCCACAGACCCCACCCATACCTGCACTATTTCATTGGTCAGAGATTTTAATTTAACATCGTTAACGGACGTAAAATACAGTTCCTTCATCCTCTCGTATCCGTGTATTGTTCCCGGAACCAATACGGGGCGTTTGGACTCTATATATCTGTCGATAGCTTCGCCCAGGGTCATATCTGCTGGCCTCTTTGAACGGTTTTTCTCAAACGCAAATTCGGCGGCCAGAAATTCCGCCTCTTTTTTTGAGGCGGCCGTAAACGACGCATAATGCTTCTTGCCGTCTGCATCTGTGCAATCGTATACTTGTACGCGCCAGCTACCAGAAGGCAGCTTTTTTGCTTTTGCCACCTTACGCACCTTCCTTCTTTATTTCGCATCCCACATATGCCCGCAGTCTTGACATACGCATTTTGTTATATGTTTCACGCTGGTTTTATAGCGCTTCGGACGAAACAATTTCACGATAAGAGCCGGGAGGGTCAAAAAAAGCCACTTGAAAAATAGCCACCACCAACTAACAAGAAGCCACCAGAGAATCCCGTGGTGTTTTGCAACTAAATTTGTTTCGGTCACCGCCTGAACGGTCACATTTTCGCTGCCGCACTTAGAGCAAGTCATAGTTTTGTCCTCCGAAATCGTATGTGATAAATAAGTATACCAAATGCCTTGACACAGTGCAAGTACTTAACGCACATACTGCCAGGCTTTGCCAGCAAAAATTGCCCCTGAGTATGTTATACTACAAGCACCACATGACAGAGGCACGCGCGCTTCACTAACCGAAAAGCAAAACAAATGTTCTTAATTATACTTGATTTTACGGGGGTACTGTGCTATGATAAGATCACTCGAAGGGAACGTATGTTTGCGAATTGTAATGAGGGAGGAAGCGCAATGACAAAAGAAGAAGTAATAAAACGAATAATCGAGGTTATTATTGGGATTGACAATCTATATTTTTTAGATTGCATTTTGCTATTATCCGAAAAGGAACTTAAGAGAAAAGAAGACGCCGGTTAAGCGTCTTCTTTGTTTTCGCTGCATAATAAATCCAAATACCTCAAAAGATGCTTTCTACCCGCTTCTTCTAACGCGCTATATCTCTCTATCAATCGCAAATAATCCTCATTATATAACAGCAAATCCATTGCCTCCGCGGTTCGGCTTTCTCGTTTTCCCAGATCATCTATTTTTCCAAGCAAATAATCAACAGGCACGCCCAGAAGGGTTGCAAGATTTCCGACCACCGTAATCATTGGTTCTTGCTTGCCGTTTTCGTACCTTGATAACGTTCCTTTGTTCATGCCGCCGTCAAAACGCCGGTTGTACATGTTGGCTAATTCTTCCAGCGTAAGCTCCTTGCTTTTGCGTACTTCCCTCAGGCGAAATCCGAACATTCTGCCACCCCTTCTCTTTTGCTTGTTTCTATAAGGTTATCACAAATAATAGAAATATGCAACTAAAAATAAAAAAAAGTTGCCGAACTCGATAAAATAACTTACAAAAAGTTATTGACAGCACAACAACGACGTGGTATATTGTTATTACAAACGCAACAGAACGGAGGTGGAGAAAAATGGATATAAAAAGACGTGTTAAGCACGAGCCATACAATCGCTTCAGGGGTGCCCTGAGGGAGCGGGGCTTAACTTATAGCGACGTATCGCGGGCATTAATGATATCCGAGCCGACTGTAAACCAAAAAATAAGCGGCGTATCGGATTTCTATGTTAGCGAAGTTGATGTTATTGAAAAAGAGTTTGGGATACCCCATACAGTTTTTTTTGATTAAGAAGTTGCGAATGCAATAACAAGCAAACAAGAAGGAAGGAGAACACCTCATGAGTAAGGGAAAAGTAAATTATCCAAAACCAATTTTGCGAATCGTAAGCTTTGGATCGGGAGCGGGAACGTATTTAGCGTTAGGGGATAAGCTTCTTAACAGGGTAACCGAGTTTACGTTGCACGTAAAAGCCGGTGAACCGCCCAAAATCGAACTTAAGATGGATGTTGATGAAAACATGTTCAGCGACTTGCCCGATTATATGGAATAAGCAGGAGGTAGAGAAAGGAGAACAAGAAGAATGATCAATGAATCAACCGGGCCGATAGTGGCCGAACTTTCAAACATTATTACCGACTACGCGCGAGAAGAAGGGGTAACGATGGAGATGCTTGACACAGCCATAGAGCTAGTCAAGGGAACGTACTACACGGATGCGCTGATAAAGGGATGCGTGGACAACGACGAAGTAGACAGGCTTGTCAAGGATATCCGCAAACGGGCAATCGCCGAGTACGGCGCAGGAATAGTAATTTAGCGGCCATAAAAACAGAAAGGAGGGCTACCATGCCCGCATTAAAACCAAGTGAATCACAGCAGCAAGATACATACCTACTCGCTACAGTATCCCGACATCTTACCCTACTAGGGTTAAGCAAAAATGACCTTGCAATAAAGATGCATATGAACTATCAGAAGTTGCACCGGCGTCTAAAAGAGCCGGAAAGCCTGTCGTTGGAGGAGCTTCGGAGACTGGCAAAAGTCCTTAAGATCGAGGATTCCGAAAAGCTGGCGGTATGGTGAGGGGGTGCAAGAAGTGAAAGAAGCAAAGCGCGAAGTCATCCTCGTATCTAAGATCTTTACCTACTTTGCGGCATGGATGATCGTTATCTCGACACTGTGCGAACAGAGTACGCTGGTAGTGGTCGTTTTGGGGATGGGGTTATATGTCGTAAGTACACTGGCGATAGTGAGAGGAGGAAAATAAAGTGGGGAAATTACTGGAAGCCGACGCTATGTCAGGATTTAAATTTTTTAAGGAGGTGCAACCGGTTGAGGAAAATAATATGGAAGAATTGTTAAAAGCATTGAGGCTTATTAAGGATACGTGTGCTGACCGCACGTTCTGCCGCACATGTCCCATGCGTTGCCAGGTTGCGCTAAGCGATACCGCGCGTTCCTACTGCGCTATTAGGAATTCAAGCCCGGCGCAATGGAAACTTGTTGACGCTGTGTCAGAAGTAAAATTATTTAAGGAGGTTGCAAGAGTGAAGGAAATGGAGAATTTGCTAGAAGCTCTAAGGTGTATCAGGTACATATGTGAACAGCAGGAGGAGTGTTGCCATTGCCCCCTGTGTGATGCAAACGAAGAATGCGTTTTAGGGAAAGAGGCGCCCGCGTGCTGGAAACTCGTGGAAAAAGTGCCGGAAACAAGACTGTTCAGGGAGGAGGCGTAAGCGAAGGTGGGGGAAGCAGAAGAGTTATTAAAAGCGTTAAAGCTTATCAGAGACACATGCAGCGGATACGAGAGCTGCCGTAGATGCCCTATGTATTGTAATGTAAACGATAAATGCGCCTTAGATGAAGAGCTGCCCGCACGTTGGATCCTTGTGGACAAAGTAACGAAAACAAGGCTGTTTAAGTAGGAGGCGAGAGAGTGACAGACAAGCAAAAGTTCGATCGGGAAAAAGAAACAGGCCCCGATGCTGCAACATCAAGGGCCAAAGACCAATTAACTATGTTAAGTATACCACAAGACAGGGGGATATGTAAAGGTGAAAATTTCTAAAATCAAAATTAAAAATCTGTTTGGCATCAAAGAATATGAAACCGGCGGACAGTGTATTGAGCTGTCAGGGGAGAATGGAACCGGTAAAACCTCTGTAATTGACGCAATCCGCTATGCTCTTACCAACAAATCGGAGAGGGAATATATTGTACGCAACGGCGAGACTGAAGGGGAAATCATTGTTGAAACCGATAACGGAATCAGGATCAGCCGAAAAGCAAGAACCAACCAGGCGGATTATAAGAGTGTCAAGAAAGACGGTCGTGAGGTCGGCAGCCCGGAATCTTTCCTAAAAGACATTTTTACGCCGCTACAACTCAGCCCCGTGGAGTTTATGGCTATGGGTCGGACGCAACAAAACGCGGTTATTTTGGACATGATTGAATACCCGTGGTCTATACGCACAATCAGGGAATGGTTTGGCGAAATTCCTGATTGGGTATCCTACGATCAAAACATTTTACAGGTCTTAAATGATATCCAATCCGAAAAAGGACAGTACTACCAGATGCGCCAAGATATCAACAGGGACATTAGAAACAAAAGGGCATTTGTCGAGGATATTGCCTATGAAATCCCGCCCGGATACAACGCCGACAAATGGGAACAGGAGAGCCTAGGTGAACTATATCAGAAAATTGAACAGATCAGAAACGAAAATGAAAAAATTGAAAGGGCAAAGGCGTTAGTCGAGAACAGGGACAACAGGGTCCGCAAATTTGAAGCGGACAAGGAAATTGCTATTGCGGCGCTGGAAAAAGATATATCCGCTTCAGAGACGAGACTCAAAGAGAAGATTGCTTCGCTCGAGGAGCAGATAAAGTCCTGCAAGTCAGAGCTTTATGGGCTGGAAGAAAGGAAAGCGGACAAAATGGAGGCCATAGAGAGCGCATACCGGGCCAATGTGGCAACATATGACACTGAACTATCCATGAATAGGGAGTACGCAGAAAAAGAACCAGCAAAGACCGTCGAGTTGCAAGAAAAGGCAAGGCACGCTGAAGACATGAAAAAACATCTTAACGAATACCGCCGGATGAAAGATCTTCAACGAGAAATTGACGAACTTACGGACAAAAGCGCCGTTTTAACAGAGCGGATCGAGAGGGCCAGAGAGCTGCCCGGCGAGATCTTGCAGACGGCAAAAATCCCAATTGTTGGCCTTAGTGTTGTTAACGGTGTTCCATTGATCAACGGTCTCCCGATTAGTAATTTGTCGGATGGAGAAAAGTTAGACCTCTGCATTGATGTAGCACTACAGAAGCCAAACGGCCTGCAAATCATCCTGATTGACGGGGTAGAGAAATTGTCCGCCAAGTTAAGGGAACGGCTCTATGCAAAGTGCAAGAACGCAGGCCTGCAATTTATTAGCACTAGAACCGATGATTCAGAAGAATTAACCGTGATTGAGTTATAGGAGGCAAACAATGGACAACGAGATTGTAAAACAAGAAAGCGGAAACGACATATTGCAAGAAAAGCAAAATAACCCATTGCAAGGAATTAATGGGGGCTTCACTAGCCGGGTTAATTTTCAGGAATTATACGACATGGGTAAAATGTTTTCTATTTCGGCGTTAGTGCCAAAGGAATACCAGGGCAAGCCGATGGATTGCGCTATTGCGGTAGACATGGCCAATCGGATGGGCGTTAACCCCATGATGGTTATGCAGAACCTCTATGTTGTCAAAGGTAGACCTTCATGGAGCGGACAAGCCTGTATGGCGCTTATAAGCGGAAGCGGGAAGTTCCGGAACATAAAGCACGTGTACACCGGCAAGAAAGGTGAAAATACATGGGGGTGTTATGTGCAAGCGGTGCGCGTGGAGGATGGTGAAACGGTTACGGGAACGGAAATCACTATTGAAATGGCAAAAAATGAGGGGTGGTATGGTAAGGACGGATCTAAATGGAAAACCATGCCGGAACAAATGCTTGCTTACAGAGCTTCGGCGTTTTTCGCCCGCGTACATATCCCGAATGCCCTCATGGGGATGCATGTGGAGGGTGAAGCAGAAGACATTACAAAAGAGAAGCCGGAAGTCGTGGACGTGTTTGGAGGTGGGGAATGATACTGACTAATGAGAATTATTTTAGCCCCGAGGCAAGCCGCGAGTACCTATCTGTCAGCCAGTACAAGGACTTTATGGGAACGGCGGGGAAGCTGGCCTGTGAAGCGCAGGCAATGGCCCAATTAGATGGTGAGTGGGAGCGCAAGATAACAACAGCCCTGTTGGTCGGGTCATATGTTGACGCTCACTTTGAGGGTAGCCTTGACCTTTTCCGGGCGCATAACTTAGATATTTTCACCAAACAGGGGGCTTTAAAGGCAGAGTACCGCAAGGCAGAGGAAATTATTAACCGCATCGAGCGGGACGAATATTTCATGAAATACATGTCCGGCGAAAAACAGGTCATTATGACAGGCGAAATAGCGGGGGCAAAGTTCAAAATCAAAATTGACAGCTACCTTCCCGGCCTCTGCATTACGGACCTGAAAGTAATGAAAGCTATACGAGATACATTTTGGATTCGGGACGCCGGGTACATGGATTTTGTACAGTATTGGGGTTACGACTTGCAGGGCGCGGCCTATCAAGAGATAGTGCGGCAAAACACGGGTGAAACGCTACCTTTTTACATAGCCGCAGCCTCTAAAGAAGGTGAAACAGATATCGAAATTATCCATATTGACAGCGCCCACTTAAAGACCAAACTAATTGAAATCGAGCAGAACATACCCAAAATATTAATGCTCAAAAACAGGGAAGTTGAGCCTATCCGGTGTGAACTTTGCGGCTATTGCAAACACACGAAGATTTTAACGGCTCCGATCCACTATAGCGAGCTGATGGGTGAAATCTAATGAGGAGTAAAAGAACAAAGGCATTAGAGTTTTCCTCCGCCGCCCGTGCGGAGATGTGGGAACGGGATCAAGGTTGTATCTTCTGCAAGATGGGCCTTGATCCGCCCTATATGGCGGTTTATGGGTATCAAGCCATGCATTATATAGGCCGTGGACGCGGAGGGCTGGGAATAGCCCAAAATGGGGCTATAGGGTGCATAGGACATCATAGCATGTTGGATCAGTCGGAGCATATGGGGTATATGCGGGAGCTATTCAAACAATATCTTGTGGCCCGATATCCGGGCTGGGATGAAAAGAAGCTTATGTTTGACCGCTGGGAGGTATTTGATGGAATATAGATTTGTCATTATGGGGCGCTTGGACGGTATGAACGAGTATACTGCCGCCAACCGCCAGAACCCCCGCAAGGGCGGACGGATGAAACAAGACAACCAAGACACTGTTATCTGGTCAATCCGGCAGCAGATACCAGCAATAAGAATTGAAAAGCCTGTGGTTGTCGGACTAACGTTTTACGAGCCAAACAAAAGAAGGGACAAGGATAATATTTTATCATGTGGGCTTAAATTTATCCTTGACAGTCTCGTGAAGTGCGGAGTGCTTCAGGGGGACGGGTGGAAACATATTGAAAACTTCACACACGATTTCTATGAGGACAAAGACAACCCTCGGATTGAAGTCACTTTAACGGAGGTAGAATATTGGACATAAAAGATTATTTGGTTAAAGGTCACGCAAACCCCACGCCAGCCGTTGACATAGCCCTTGTTATCGGCGTAGATGAAAGAACCGTGCGTGAGATGATCGGAAAGGCAAGAGACAATGGCGACGTAATACTTCGGTCAGGCGGAACGCCGGGCGGCTATTTTCTCCCCGACATGCCCGGAGACCTTGAATACCTTAAGGCATTTGTGGCAGAGGAAGAAAGCCGGAGAAGTAAGGTATCCAGGCGCATATCGCCAGCGAAAACCATGCTCAAAAAATACGAGTATGACTACTATGAGGAGGTGTGTTGATGCCGAACCGGACAATTGCAGAGCTGCACTTCTCTGGACGCAAAAATAGAAAGTAGGTGGTCTTATGGGGGGCAGAGGTGCTCCAAATAAAAAAGGCCTGGATTACTTTCCTAAAGATGTTACCTATTATGAAGATGATAAGATATTCGATTTGCTTGAAGAATATGGCCCGCTCGGTAGTACTGTGTATGACGTGATTCTCATGCTTGTGTACTCCGAGGGATACTATGCGAATCTATCTAAAGACAAGCTGGCAAGAATGGTCATTAAGAAAATAGGTAACAAGTGGATAAAGAACAAATTAGTTGTCGTGCAAGTTATAGATTACTGTGCGGATATAGGTCTTCTATGTAAAGACCTCCTTAATCGGGATATTATAACCTCTGTTGGAATTCAAAAGCGATACTACGAGACAGCCATAGTACGCATGAAGAGACAACTATATAACGGTGAGTATTGGTTGCTTAGTAGTAATGGTCAACCGTTATTAAGTTCACCCATAACCCCTATTATTATAGAAGAAAGTGGAATTAATTCGGAAGAAAATGCAATTAATTCGGAATTAAATCGACAGAAAGAAAAGGAAAGTAAAACAAAGGAAAGTAAAGCAAAGAAAATATACTCCCCTGACGGTCCGCTTGATGATGCGATCCATTCCTATATCGAATATCGGGGAGATATCAAGAAGCCAATGACGGATCATGCCATAAAACTATTGCTAAATAAATTGTCTGCACTGGCCGGGGATGATAACGCAATGAAAATTAAGATTTTGAATGAATCGATTGTTAATGGCTGGCAGGGCATATTTCCCCTGAGGGATAATACCAAGGGACAGAAGCCAAAGCCCACTAACCGATTCCACAATTTTGATCAAAGAGAGACGGATTATGAGGCGCTGCTGCGGGAAGAAAGAAGGGGGACGCTTGATAATGGGGAAAAGTAGAGCGAATAAAAGAAACCGGATTAGGCCATCTCTAACAGGCCAGAAAAATGATGTATACAAATTTAAGCCAAAAAGGGGCAAGTAGGAGGACAAAAAAGTATATGAAAGCAATCACAATATGGCAACCGTGGGCAACCGTCATAGCGTTAGAAGTTAAAAGAAACGAGACGCGCAGCTGGGCTACAAAACACCGGGGACTGATCGCAATTCATGCGGCAAAAAAATCTTTTCATGAGTGCTGGTGTCGTTATACCGACGGTGAGGCTGCGGAGGTAATCTGCCGTAGGATGGCGCTTCCTGAAATCTTCGATTATACGCAGTGCTTTCCCCTAGGTTGCGTAGTAGCAATTGCTAATCTGGTGGACTGCATACCAATAACGCAGGAATATGCCGCCACGTTGTCACGCGACGAACTCGCGCTGGGAGATTATACACCCGGTCGCTACGCGTGGAAGCTCGAAAACGTCCAAAGAATAACGCCGATACCTACTGCCGGAAAGCAGGGCCTTTGGAACTGGGACAGCGACGCATTTCCGGAGTTCAGGCCAAAGAAAAGAAAATAAGGAGGCAGGAGGACATATGAACAAAATTATTCTTATGGGTAGTTTAACAAGAGACCCTGAAGTCAGTTATAGCAACGCCGACAATTCTACTGCACTCGCAAGATTCAACCTAGCAGTAGACCGGCGCTTTAAGCGTGCCGGAGATTCCACAGAAGCAGATTTCTTTAACTGCATTGCTTTTGGAAAACAAGCGGAATTCGTCGAGAAGTACCTGAAAAAGGGAACAAAGATCCTGCTTACCGGTCGCATACAAAACAACAACTACACCAACAAAGAAGGGCAAAAAATATATAGCATGCAGATCATTGCGGAAGAAATGGAGTTTGCCGAGAGCAAGAGTGCATCAGGCAACAATAACGATACCGAGGATCAACGTCCACGACCGGCGGCGGAAGAAAGCGGATTTTATTCCATACCGGACGGCGTGGAGGACGAAGAACTGCCGTTTAACCAGGGGGAAGGAAAATGAAAACAGACATATTCAATACAGATAAAAAATATAGCATAGTTTATGCAGACCCTCCGTGGAGAAATCCAAAGAGTGGAACAAAGGCGCGGAATAATGAAAAGCACTACCCTTCTATGAGCACATCGGAAATATGCGACTTGCCAGTTCATGGAATCAGCGAAAATAATGCCATTTTATTTCTGTGGGCGTGCTTCCCGTGTTTGCCGGACGCGTTAGAGGTAATTAAGGGTTGGGGGTTTGAGTACTATGGGCTTGGGTTTGACTGGTGCAAAATAAAGGCAAATGGGGAACCAAAAATCGGCTGCGGGTATTATACGCGACAAAACAATGAAATTTGTCTAATAGGCGTAAAAAAGGGGATGTTGAACAGGATAAAGCCACTGGTTCGAAATATTGGTTGTAGCGTACTGGAACCCCCAAAAGAACATAGCAGAAAACCCGAAATAGTCCGAAATAATATAGTCGATATATGCGGGGATATACCAAGGATCGAACTATTTGCCAGACAGCAGGCGGACGGATGGGACTGCTGGGGAAATGAGGTTTAACTAGGGGGGGGCGAAAATGGAACAACTAAGCATATTTGACCTAACCATGCCGAAAGTCAGCGTTGATAAGAAAATCCGCTTGATAGAACTGTTTGCCGGTGTTGGTTCCCAGGCAATGGCACTAAGGGACTTGGGGGCTGACTTCGAACATTACAGAGTGGTCGAGTTCGATAAATACGCAATCGCAAGCTATAACGCAATCCACGGAACAAATTTTGAACCTATGGACATAACAAAGATCACCGGCCAGCAGCTTGAAATAATCGACAAGGAAAAATACTGCTACATACTAACCTATTCCTTCCCCTGTCAAGATCTATCCGCTGCTGGCAAGGGAAAAGGAATGAAGAAGGGCAGCGGAACACGGTCCGGCCTATTGTGGGAGGTGGAACGGCTCCTGAAAGAAACGAAGGAACTCCCGGACATTCTGATCATGGAGAATGTGCCGCAAGTGGTCGGCTGGGCCAATATGCCGGATTTCCGAAAGTGGCAAGATTTTCTCACCGAATTAGGTTATATCAATTTTGTAGATATTCTGAACGCAAAAGACTACGGTGTAGCACAGAACAGGGAAAGGTGTTTCATGGTCTCGTTGCTGGGAGAATACAACTACCACTTTCCAAGACCAATACCACTTGATAAGACCATTAAGGATTATTTAGAAGACGAAGTTGACGAAAAGTATTATATCAATACCGAAAAAGCACAGAAGCTTATTGAAACCCTAAACGACGCCGGAACAGCAGCAGGGGGGGCGGTGATATAAAAAGAGCCGGTTCACTAAATCCAGACAAGAAGGTGCAGCAGAGTTGTGAAGTATTGAAAGTGAACGGGGTATCAAGAACGCTGATGGCAAGAGATTATAAAGACCCGATGAAGGTGGTAGTAAATGAAAGTAAAACAGATGGGGAACTTGGAAAAAGATAAAAGATGGAATAATCCCCAAATTGGCCGGGTTTACGGAATAGACGGTCTATGTCCTACCTTGAATACAGTTGGGGGGTGGTCAGGAGGTGAAAGTTTTGGAAAAAACAATAGTTGCAAGCAGGGGACGAAATAAAGACAATCCATCCGACAGAACGCCGGGGAATGATGTCGAGCAACGGTTAGAATCAAATTCACGGGGAATAGCAAACACGTTAACGAGTGTTCAGAAAGACAATATGGTTTTGGAAAAAACCTATACCGGCGGGATATACACGGAAGTTTCGCCAAACTTTCAACATGGGGTTATGAATGGAATGCCAAGATGCCTTAAGACCAGAACCCACGATGCCGGAGTAGTTGAAAACACCAAGTACAAGGTAGAAACAGTTACGAAAATCCGAAAATTAACACCGCTTGAATGCTGGCGGCTGATGGGCTTCACGGATGAGGATTTTCACAAAGCAGAAACAGTAAACAGCAACTCACAGCTTTACAAACAAGCGGGAAACTCTATCGTCAAGGCGGTTTTGATGGGGATATTTAGCCAGCTGAATATTAAGGGTGTGCAACGGTCGGAACAAACCAGTATGGACTTATAGAGGGAGGTTAACCATGAGAGTATACATAAGCGGCCCAATCACTAATAACCCCTACGCCTTTGCAGAATTTAGCCTAGCGGAAACACAGTTGAAGAAAGAGGGACATGAGGTCATAAACCCCGCTGCATTGAGCGGTGTAATACAATTCGAGGCAGCACATGAAGAGTACATGAGAATATGTCTGCCCCTTCTTGACCTTGCAGACGCAATCTACATGATCGGCGGGTGGAGAGCTAGCACAGGAGCGTGTATAGAGCACGGGTACGCGCTGGCGCAGGATAAAATCATAATCCAGGGCAATGCAGATAAACAAGAGGATCGGGAAAGGAACATCGATAAAATGAAAAGCGGATGGATTATCAATTTAAAAAGCGGTGCAAGAATTATGCTAGATGAAAAGGCATATGAAAAATACCGGAATGAACCTCCGAAAGAAGAAGTCAAAAGTGAGGAACACTGGTTCGATATTGATAACATGTGTAAAGCAAATCTTAATTTGGATCTTATGGAACTCTAAGTTAAGGCATAGGTAGGAGGACAGGATGAATAAAGACATGGAAAGAAAGTATATAGCGATTAGCATAAAGCATTCTAACGGCTGCCGCTTTACTTTATGGGGATGCGAACGGACGCAGAACACGCAGAAAAGATGTTTTTCCGGCTATGTAGGCACTATGGATTATGACAAATGCGAAATCTATAGCCTAGAGGACTTCCGCGCACATTACGGCAACGGAATTATCAAGTGTGATGCTCCCGTGCCGTTGGAAAGAAACATAGTAAAGGTATGGCAGGATCATGATACCGTACTGGTGGATTATGAGGAATATAAGTCATTTTTACGCTATGAGTACGGTATCAAATAAATTTAGATCAAGGAGGATAAAGATGGATCAGAAAAGACTTGAAGAAGCCCGGAAAAAGGTTAATAACGCGAAAGAAGTCGGCCTTACTGGCTGGAATTTAGCGGCTGCCGTATATGATGAATATTGTGAAATAGTCCCGGAATTGCTTGATTACATAGCGGAGCTGGAACAAAAGCAGATACCGAGGAAATTATTTGCCCCGTTGACATTTGGGAGTATTGGCACTTGTCCTATCTGCAATGCCGCACAAATTGTAAAACGTAATTATTGTTATAATTGCGGACAAAGATTAAATCATCATTTAGCGGAGGAAGAAATATGAGTAAATTTCACTATTCTATATTTTATGGAGGCTACGACAGCCTGGCGGTATCGAAAGAAAAATACACAAAAGAGCAAGCCATTAAAATAGCTAAGATGGAACTGGCGTCTATTAAAAAACCATATTACATAGCAATTGGAAATGGTTTCGCAAGACATAGGGCGGGCATTGATGAAGATGGCGAACCGTGCGTTGGGTGGTGGTTAGAGTATCAAGAACATTCAAGGAGTTGCCCCTGCTGGGTATTCCACAGGGCAACATGGCCGGAGTATGACAGCCGGGGTTTCAAGGATTACGAATATGTTCACATTCCCGCAGTAGTTGAAACGATTAAGGAAGAGGAGGATAGGCCATGCCGAGAGGATTTAAGTTAGAACCGGAAGTAACCCGGCAGATCAATGAGATGCTGGACAAGGACATAACCCACAGAGCCATAGCTGACAAGCTGGGGGTTAGCTGTGCAGCGGTTAGTAGACTAGCAGCACTACGCCGGAGTAAGCCGCTGGGTGAGGTCAGGTTGGACAAGTGGGCGCGTGACTTTGACCGGGATTGGAGCAGGGAGGTAAAGCGGATCAAGGTTCAGTATGGTATGGGGATCCCACCAAGAGATTACATTGCAGAGAGGGCAGGAGGGCAAAATGGACAAACGTTATATGTTTAGGGGCAGGAGTATTAATAGTGGGCTTTGGTTTTATGGACAACCACACAAACATAACGAAAACACAGTATTCATTGTGGGTGGTAATGTTATCGATTGGGACGTAGAATGGATTTCAATTGAATATTGGGCGCGGGTTGATTCCGCCACAGTCGGCCAAAGTACCGGACTAATCGCCACCAAGTCATACCGGGGAGACAGTGAGGACGCACGGTTAGTGTTTGAGGGGGATATAGTTAATGTTGCTTATCTTAACAATGGGGAGGAAATTAATGAACGCCACGAGGTTACACGGGACGCTACTAATGGTTCATTTTCTCCTTGGAATTGGAGTTATTCTTGCGACGGATGCGAATGCTATTGTGAAATAGAAAGCGTTGAAATCATAGGAACCATTCATGAACACCCTGAACTACTGAATGGGGAGGAGCCATGAAATACGACAAAGAATTATATTCGGACAGTGGTTTTTATGGACTTGATGAAGATATAGACAATTACAAAGAAGAGATTGTTAAATGCAGAAAGCCCCATACTTGCGCTTCCTGCCAAAGAGAAATCAAGGCAGGGGAACAAGCACTATACGAAAGCGGATTTTTAGACGGTGAACCAGTAGCGGCATACACTTGTATAACATGCATCGAGAAGTGGCTTGAAGAATCAGGACGAGTCGAAGCGGAGGAGGATAACGCAGAATGGGAAAGTGGATAAGTGTTAAGGTGGAGGAAAATAGGGAATTGAATATTGCATACGACGCCTTGCGGGAAACATATGGACTTTTACAAGAAGTTGTTGACGGCGCAAATAAAAACAACTTAAGTTTAATCCGAAAACTGCCCGCCTGCGGTGCGGGAATGTATTTAGGCAGACCGGCCATTAATATCCCATTTGATGAACTAATCGATAAGCATGCAGAGGCTTTATACAATGCCTTTAAAGCAGCGGAGATAACGGGTGAGCATAGCAGGATTGATAAGGCGAGGGAGGAGGGCGGTTCCGTTGGATAAGACCATATTAGTCCAGTACTGCGAACTAAAAAAAGAAGTCAAGGACATAAGGGAACGAATAACCAAAACAGAAAGAGAGATTGAGAATCTTTCCATCGTGGGTGACTCCGTAAAAGGAACCAGACGAGACGGGTCTTATGGCAGTATCCGGATTAGTGGGTATCCGTTCCCGGAGGAAGATAGAAAGATAGGGCTGCTACGAAAGTATGCGATCCAGCTACGGGCAGCCGAGGAGAAGCTGCTTACCCTCACCACACAGACAGAAGAGTTTATTCAGGAAATAACGGATAGCCGTATAAGGCGAATACTGCAATACCGATACATAGATCAAAATGGATGGGTGCAGATAGCGCATCGGATGGGCGGAAAGCATACGAGTGAAAGCTGCCGGAAAGCGCATGATAGATTTTTTCAAGAAAAATAATGTTTGTCCGTTTTGTCCGATTATTTTATGTTAATATGGTATTGGTGATAAGTGTAGACACCCTATCAGAAGGGAGATTTAGTGTGAAAAAAGAAAGATTTCGGAAAAAGCCAGTTGTTATCGAGGCATATCAAACAGATGTAGAGTTAATAATCAATACGCTTGAAGGTGATATGAAAGCTTCTCCGGGAGATTGGATTATCACAGGGGTAAATAATGAACAGTATCCATGTAAGCCTGATATATTTGAAAGAACTTATGAAAAAGTTATAGCAGAATGAGGCATAGAATTATAGCATCCTCCCCGACATACAGAGCGCCTTGCAATAGATGCAGGGCGTTTTGCGTTGTATAAAAAAACAAACCCACCTTGCGTTAGGTGGTCGGGTCAGTGGCGGGACCCGTTAATCATCCGCCACTAAAATGATAACTTGAAAAGGAGTGGTGTTATGGCACTAACAGTAAAGCAAAAGCTATTTGCAGATGAATACCTGACAGACCTTAACGCCACTAGAGCGTATAAGGCAGTGTATAAGAACTGCAAGAAGGATGAAACGGCAAAGGCAGCAGGAAGTAGATTGTTAACGTATGTTAACGTTGAAAAGTATGTTGAAAAGAGGATAAAGGATCGTGAGAAACGAACTGAGATCACCCAGGACAAGGTTCTTTCCGAGTTAGCGAAGATAGGATTTGCCAATATTGGTGACTATCTCAGCTATAGGACAGCATTGGGAGTAATTGACTATAACGAGGACGGGGAGCCGGTTATTAACGCCAGAACCTTCCTCGAATTAGTTGACAGTAAGGAAGTGGACACGAGCGTGATCCAAGAAGTATCCATTTCAAAGGACGGTACTTTCAAGTTTAAACTGTACGACAAAGAAAAGGCGTTGGAGCAGATTGGCCGCCACCTTGGTATGTTTAAGGACAAGGTGGAGGTATCCGGTAGCGTGGACGTTAATAACCCATTTGCGGAACTGACCACTGAAGAACTAAGGAAGCTGATTAACAGTGGATAGGGACAAGATAATACAAGGGGCAAAGATAGAACTTGCAAGACGCGAGTTCTTTTCTTATTGCAACCTAAAGGCGCCCAATTTCTACAAAGCCGACAGGAAATTCCTTGTTGACCTCTGCAATGAGTTTCAGGCGTTCTTAGAATCCGACGAGGAAGTAATGATTGTTACCGAACCGCCGCGCCACGGGAAAAGCCGGACTGCGGGGTGCCTGGTGGAGTGGGTACTCGGAAAAGACCAAAGCCAGAAAGTAATGACGGGTAGCTACAACGAAACGCTCTCAACCATGTCTTCTAAAAATGTCAGGAATACCATCCAAGAAGAAAAGGCGGACCAGTCGCGGGTTGTTTACTCAGATATATTCCCAGGGGTGCGGATAAAGCGCGGAGACGGCGCTATGAACCTGTGGAGCCTGGAAGGTGGCTATAACAATTATCTCGCGACCTCACCAACCGGCACAGCGACCGGCTTCGGAGCGTCTTTGTTAATCATAGACGATCTGATCAAAAACGCTGAGGAAGCAAACAATGAGTTAGTCAAAGAAAAACATTGGGAATGGTTTACCAATACAATGCTTTCCCGTCTCGAGGAGGGCGGCAAAATCATCATTATCATGACCCGGTGGGCGTCGGATGACCTGGCAGGCCGGGCACTCGAACACTACCGGGAGCGGGGCGCAAAAATCCGCCATGTGACGATGAAGGCCCTGCGGGATGACGGAACAATGCTCTGTCCGGAAATTCTGTCTTATGAGTCTTACCAGGCGAAGATTAAGGCAATGGGGTTAGATATTGCGTCCGCTAACTATCAACAGGAGACGATAGATATTAAGGGGAGACTGTACAGTGGGTTTAAGACGTATTCCGGTGAGCTGCCAGTATTTAAAGAGATTAGAAATTATACGGATACCGCCGATACGGGCAAGGATTACCTATGTAGCATCGATTACGGTGTGACCTTCGCTAATGAAGCCTATGTGTTAGGTGTTGTCTACACACAAGAGCCTATGGAAGTCACAGAGCCAATGGTTGCTAAGATGCTCCAGGCGGACAGTGTAAACGTAGCAGACATAGAAAGCAACAATGGCGGGCGCGGATTTGCGCGAAATGTGGAGCGCCTGCTACGCGAGGTACTGCATAGCTATTCAACTGTGATTCGCTCATTCACCCAAAGCAAAAATAAGCAAGCACGCATCTACTCAAATAGCACGTGGGTAATGGAACACATTTATTTCCCCGAAGACTGGCGTAACCGCTGGCCGGAGTACTACGCCGCCATGAGCAAATACCAGCGGAAGGGGGAGAACAAGCATGACGACGGTCCGGACGCAACAACCGGCATTGCCGAAAAGATTGGGGCGGGCAGCGCGTATAGCTTTGATTAGGAGACAGTGACAGTATGGTAATAGATGGCGTAAAGGTAAATTGCATCGTGTTTTATGATAAAAAGACATCCCAGGTATGCGCATTGGTAAGCGACGAAGCGATTGTTGTACCAGACAATTGCGACGTCGCAATATTCAAAGACGAGATTGAGCCAATGTTTAAAGAGCAGGACGATATGGTTGTTTTAGCCGGTGCGTATAGGCTGCCGAAGAAAAAGGGGAGGGACCGGAATGCTTAGTTTCGGGTTTGAAACAGACAAAATTAACAATATTATTAAAACCGGCGCGGCTTCCCGTATGACGGATAGAGAGTTTCTCGAGGCAGAGATTAGGCGCTGGAAAGGCTCACGCGAGCGACTGATGCAGATCAAGGGATACCAGTACTATGCCGGTGATCATGACATCCTTATGCGCAAGCGGACAATGATCGGCGAGGAGGGAAAGCTGAAGGTAGTAGAAAACCTACCGAATAACCTCATTGTTAACAATCAATATGAAAAGATGGTCAGCCAGAAAGCCAACTACCTGGTAGGCCAACCCTTCGTCGTAGAGTGCAGGAACGCGACGTATGCCGAACTCCTGAAAAAGATATTTGGTAAGCGCTTCATGAAGACTCTTAAAAATGCCGCTAAAGCGTCGCTAAATGGCGGCTTAACATGGATGTACCCATACTATACGGATACTGGCGAATTGGCCTTTCGTTTGTTTCCGGCATACGAGATCCTGCCGTTTTGGGCTGACAGCGAACACACCATACTGGACTCTGCGGTCCGGGTCTACATAGTAGAGGGGTACGAGGGTACTACGCCGGTACTGATTGAAAAAGTAGAGGTCTATGATCTTGCCGGGATACACCGATATGTACTAGAGGGAGACATGCTGATACCGGACATGGACGGCGAGCCGGATTCTCCGCATGTGTACGCCGTGGATGCCGCCGGGAATCAGACGGGGTTCAATTGGTCGAAAATCCCTCTAATTCCCCTGAAGCGGAACGAGAGTGAAATTCCACTGATTAAAAAAGTCAAGTCGCTTCAGGACGGTATCAATATCATGCTGTCAGACTTCGAGAACAACATGCAGGAAGATGCACGGAACACAATACTGGTAATTAAAAATTACGACGGCACAGACCTGGGGGACTTCCGAAAAAACCTGTCCACATACGGGGCAATAAAAGTCCGGTATGACGGGGAGGCAAAAGGCGGAGTAGAAACGCTGGAAGTAACGGTTAACGCAGACAACTATAAGGCCATTGTGGATATCTTTAAAAAGGCATTGATCGAGAATGCAATGGGGTTTGATGCAAAAGATGACCGGATCGGCGGCACTCCAAATCAGATGAACATTCAGTCTATGTATAGCGACATCGACCTGGACGCTAACGACATGGAGACCGAGTATCAAGCGGCCTTTGAGGAAATTCTCTGGTTTATCGCCGCGCACATTGCGAACACCGGGCAGGGCGACTTCACGGACGAGCAAGTAGACATCATTTTCAACCGCGATATGATGATGAACGAAGCCGAAATAATTACGGCCTGCCGTGATTCTGTCGGGATCTTAAGTGATGAAACAATTGTTGGACAGCATCCCTGGGTGGACGATGTACGGCTTGAAATGAAGCGGTTAGAGGAACAGAAGAAGAAAGTGCATGAGGATGAAATGAACTCGGGCTACAATCCATTTCGGGGCGGTGGTGTAAATGGCGACGAAACAGGCTGATTATTGGCGAGAGCGCTTTGCGCAACTCGAGGAGGCGGCGAACCAGCAAGGACTATCTGCATGTGCGGATTTGGAGTTTCAATACCGCAAGGCCCAACAGGAACTAGAAGCGAAAATAGCCGTCTGGTATCAGCGCTTTGCGGACAACAACCAGACTTCCCTTGCTGAAGCCCGTAAATGGCTCACAGGGAAGGATCTGGAAGAGTTTCGGTGGTCAGTGCAGGATTACATCAAATACGGCAGGGAAAACGCCTTTAGCGGCGCCTGGACGCAGCAATTAGAGAACGCCTCCGCGAGGTTCCACATTTCGCGCCTGGATGCGCTAAAACTCCACACCCAGCAAAGCGCCGAAGTCATGTTCGGGAACCAGTTGGATACAGTAGACGCTGCCATGCGCAAGATCTACTCGAGCGATTATTACCACACAGCCTACGAGATCCAAAAAGGAATTGGGATCGGGCGGGAGATCGCCAGCATTGACCAGAACAAGCTTTTAAAAATACTTTCAAAGCCCTGGGCGGTAGACGGGAAGAATTTTTCCGAACGGATATGGGGCAATAAAAACAAGCTGATCAACGAGCTACACACGGAGTTGACCAGGAATATTATGCTTGGAAAAGCCCCCGACAAAGCTATTGAAAATATCGCCAAGAAGATGGGAACATCTAAATACAACGCCGGGCGTCTTGTTATGACGGAATCGGCGTATTTTAGCGCTGCTGCACAGAGGGATTGTTTCGGAGATTTAGGCGTAGAGAAATACGAAGTTGTAGCGACACTGGACAGCCATACATCCGATATATGCCAGAGATTAGACGGCAAAGTGTTCGACATGAAAGACTATGAGCCGGGAGTCACAGCCCCGCCTTTCCATGTCTGGTGCCGGTCTACTACAGTACCGTACTTCGATGATGATTTCGAGAGTCCAGGAGAACGCGCTGCCCGCGATG